ACGTGGAATTGATAACGCCTGACTCTGAGCCGCGCCAATGCGGCTCGTTTCTTTTCTCATAACAGGAGCCATCACATGGCAAAAGCTGCCAAGAATGCAGACCATCCCGGCGTCAAGGCAATGGAAGCGCAGCGCGACGAGCGCAAAAAGGCAAACGAAGAAGCAATGAAACGCATGGAGTCATCGCAGCCGACGCCGACACAAGAGGAAAACGACCTCGCCAAGCTCGGCGTCGTGGTAGAGGAAAAAGAGGACGACAAGAGCGGAGAAACCGTCATCACCAAGACCATCGTGGCCAACCAGCCATTGGGGCCGCACGGCTACGAGACCCGATCGACAAAGGCCAAAGAGTAATGGCCGGTCGCCTGCGTGGAACGCCTCGGCCTTATGCCGAGGCGCGTCCTTTCATCACCGGCACGGCCACGGTCGGCCAGAATTTGACCTGCAGCGATGGCGTGTGGATTCCGCAACCCATCACCGTCACCCGGCAATGGATTCGCGACGCCAATACGGTGATTGCAGGCGCCACCAGCTCGGTCTACGCGCTGGTCGGTGCCGACCAGACCCATACCGTGAAATGCCGCGTCACCGGCACCAATGCCTATGACGCCACGACGATCGATACCGCCAGCTCGGCAACGGTGGCCTGATGCGTATCCTCGGCCTGCCCATCCCGTTCACCGGCGAGAAGCAAAAGGCGCTCAGTTCCTTGCCATATGGCGGCGGCAGTTCGTATCAATACCCGATCATCCATGAACCATTCCCCGGCGCGTGGCAGCGCAACGTCGCAATCAATACCGACACGGCGTCATCGTTCCACGCCGACTTTGCCTGCAAAACATTGATCGCGCGCGACATCGCCAAGCTGCGCCTTAAGCTCGCCGAGAAGGACAAGGACGACATCTGGTCGGAGACGACTAGCCCGGCGTTTAGCCCGGTGCTGCGGCGGCCAAACGATTATCAGACCCGTAACCAGTTCTATGAATGCTGGATGTTGTCGAAATTGTCGCGCGGCAATACCTATGTTCTGAAAGTGCGCGACGACCGCAACGTCGTCACCGGCCTGCATGTGCTCGACCCGACGCGGGTGCAGCCGTTGGTGTCCGACGACGGCACCGTCTTCTATCGCCTGTCAAGCGATAATCTGATTGGTATCGGCGAGATCACCGTGCCCGCGCGCGAGATCATCCACGACCGGATGAATTGTCTGTTTCATCCGCTGGTCGGCACACCGCCGGTGTTTGCCTCGGGCCTAGCCTCGATGCTCGGCCTGTATGCGCAGCGGGCCTCCGCGCTGCTGTTCGAGAATGCTTCCACACCCGGCGGCATCCTGACATTGCCCGGCGAGATTTCGCAGGAGGAAGAACAACGGTTCAAGGAGCAATGGGAATCGCGGTTCTCGCGCATCAATCTCGGCCGCGTCGCGGTGATGACCGGTGGTGCCAAATACGAAAAGATGGCGATGACCAACGTCGAGGGGCAAATGGTTGAGTCGTTGAAATGGTCGGCCGAGGTCGTGTGCAGCGTCTACCATGTGCCGCCGTACAAGGTCGGCGTCGGCGCGCTGCCAACCTATAACAACGTGCAGGCGTTGAATGTTGAATACTACAGCCAGGCACTGCAAAGCCATATCGAGGAAATCGAGGAACTACTCGACCACGCGCTCGGCATTGGCTGGGCGGTCGGCATGGGCACCGAGTTCGACACCGAGAACCTGCTGCGCATGGACAGCATCACGCAAATCACGGTTCTTAAAGATGCAGTAGGCGCAGCCGTAATGAGTCCAAATGAAGCACGTGCCAAATTTGATTTGAAGCCAGTTAAAGGTGGAGAATCGCCGCTGGCCCAGCAACAATATTATAGTCTTGAAGCCTTGGCCAACCGTCCGGCGGCGCCAGCACCAGCACCGATGCTGCCGCCAGCGCCGAAGCAACCTACCGCAGAGGATAAGCCGGCCGAGCCAGTTCCCGCCAAGGACATCGCAGCACAATTTACCCGCACACTGCAGGCCGTATATCGCGAGGCCGCATGATGGATGACGATTACCTCACCGAACTGGCCAAAGGCGTGGTGCCGTTCGTGCGCGATGCCATTGCCGAGGCCACCGCGGTGCCGCCCGAGCTGGCCGAGCAGATCGCTAGCGCGGTGCGCATGCTGCATGAGTCGCCGGACATCACGCGCAGCGAGCCGCGACCGGCCAAGGTCACCCGCATTGAGCGCGACGCCGACGGCAATTTCGTCCCGGTCTACGATGATCAGCCTGTCTGAAACCGCCAGTAACGCCATGCTCGACGCGCTGTCTCAATTGATGGATGGCGGCAGCATCGAGTTGCGTTCGGACGATCGCGTGCTCGCCGTGCTGCGGCTGTCGACGCCGGTGGCCGATCCCGCCATCGACGGCGAACTCGTGTTCAATGAGATTATCGAGGAAGAGGCCGCGCTCGCGCAGGGCACCGCCACCGACGCGCGCATTGTTGCGGCCGACGGCAGCGAAATCCTGTCTTGCGATGTCGGCGACGAGAATTCGGAGGCCGTGATCCAGCTCAACACCACCCGGATTTACCGCGGCAGTCCGGTGCGACTGAAATCGTTCCGGCTGGTGATGCCATGACGCAACAGATCATCAACATTGGCGCGGCACCGAATGACGGCACCGGCGACCCGGCGCGTACGGCGTTTGATAAATCCAATCAGAATTTCACCGAGCTTTATCAGGTTTCGCGGCCGACCGGTAATGCAATAGAATATCAATTCAATAACACTACCACCGAGCCGCCAGCGTCGGGACAGATTCGCTTTAATCAGGCAACGCAAGCATCGACCACCAAGCTGTGGGCCAACCATACGACATCGTCGGGCGTCAACATCAAGCAGTTTCTAGCGGCCGCGACTACTGGCGCAAAGCTGGTTCTGCAGGACAAGATCGACAACACCAACTACATCAAGTTCGATGTCACCGGCGTTCCTGTAGACAAGACGACCTATTGGGAATTTGCGGTTGCGGTCACTGCGTCCGGCGGGAATTTGCCCAATGCGGCCATCTTGGCGGCCGTTACCGCTGCTACTGGCGGGGGCGGCACTAGCACGCCTACGCCACCGCAAGGTCGCCTGACGCTGCAGACCGCAGTGCCCGTGATGACGACGACACAGTCGGCAAAGACGACGATCTTCTACACGCCTTATGTCGGCAACAAAGTACCGATCTACGACGGCACTAACATGACGATGACGACGTTTGCTGAATTGAGCGTCGCCACGACCGACACCACAAAGTCGCCGGCGGCGATCGGCGCAAGCAAGGTCAATGATTGGTTCGTCTGGAATGACGGCGGCACGATCCGCATTGGTCACGGCCCCGACTGGACTTCCGACACGGCGCGCTCGGCGGGTACTGCGCTGGTGATGGTCAACGGTGTCTATCTGAATAATGCCTCGATCACGAACGGCCCGGCGGCATCGCGTGGTACCTTTGTTGGCACCACGCGCAGCAATGCGTCGTCACAACTGGATTGGGTTTATGGCGGCGCAAGTGTACAAGGCTTCTTCGGCATTTGGAATTGTTATAACAGGTGCTGCGTTCAATCAATCGCATTCCAAAATACTTCAAGTTGGGCCTATTCTTCAACAACTTGGCGTGGGGCTAACGCATTGAACAATACTAGAACATACTTTATTTCCGGATTGGCCGAAGATGCATTTCAGGGCGCTTATACACAAGTAGTCGGATCAACAGCTGGAAACCAAGCGGCCAACGGTGTCGGTTATGACACGAGCACAGCGCCCTCCGGTGTCATCGGAGCAAGCAATACCGCTACTATTGCAACCAATACTTCATGGTATGCCACATCAGCACTTGGATTGCATTTTTTCGAGGGAATTGAGTCTAGTCAGCTCGGTAGTGCTACCTACTATGGAGTTTCCAACTATTCCGGCTTGTGCTTTTTGGGATGGATGTGATGGACGCAGCAACACTACACGACGCAATCGCCGAGGTCAGTCCGATCACTTCATGCTCGGTAGGCAAGGCTGATGACCGTTCGACCTGGACATGGGTGCCAGGACCGGATGCTACCCAGGCGCAGATCGATGCTGGCAATAACGTCATCGCCACCATTCCGATGACAACCCCGACCACACTTGCAGTCGCGGATTGGATCGGTCGCTTTACCAATGCCGAGTACCGCGCAGCCACTGCTCAGACGTGGCGGCAGACCGGCGGCAACGCCAAGAACTGGGACGTGGTGGCGTTCGCGGGTTCGATCAAGATGTCAAAGAAGAGCGTGACCACGTTACGCAACTCGCTCGTTGCTGATGGCATTTTAACCGCACAGCGTGCCGACGAAATCTTCAGTTAATGCCTGTCACTGCCGATAGTACGCTCTGGACCGCTGACACCACATGCGTCACTGCGGATGGCCGGGTCATCTGCATCGACGCAGAGATATTCGAGCCGCTACACCTTACACCAGCACCCGACTCGGTTACCGCCGACAGCACCCGCTACAGGGCTGATAGCACGTTCTGGACCGCCGACGGTCTTGCCGTTGGCGGCGTCATTACCGGCGCAACCGACAGCCTTGATGCCGAAGTTGCGGTTATCGGTGCCGTTATCTCGGCAGACGTGGTTGAGGCGGCCACCGCGCTCGACCAGATCGATGCGACGGTTTATGCGGCCGAGATTCCGGTTGATGGCGGTGGTGCCTACTATCCTCCGCAGCAGCGTCCGTTCCCGGTCGTCGGCCGCGGCTATGGCATCCTGCCGCCGCTCTGGGGCGAGGCCCATGGCACGGTCGGCGTTGCGGGCAAGAGCGCGGCGCAGCTTCTCGTTCGTGCCGCTGCGGCCGGTGCCTGCGGCCAGGCCGGTAACGCAACGGCAGTCCTCAAGGCGCTGTCGGTCACAAGCAAGGGCGCCGTCGGCGCGCACGGGTCGGGCGAGGGCGTGATCATGAAATTCAGCGGCAGCGCGACCGGGCACCACGACGACGACGAGGCGGCCGTGATCGCATTCCTGCTGGCGGCATAAGGATACGGGCATGAGCATTCCCGCCCCGCAATATTCGTGGGTCAAAGCCATCGAGGTTAGCCTGGCTTTGGGCCAGCGGGCCTTGGCCGAGGTGCGTGCGCTGGCGCCAATGCCGGGACCACGCGGCGAGCGCGGGGAACAAGGCAAGCAAGGGCCGCCCGGCGACCGCGGGGTCAAGGGCGAGACCGGACGCAACGCCAGCGACCTGACGTTCCTGCAGGACTATGTCACCGAGCAGATCGGCCGCGCCATCAAGACCGCGACGGTCACGACCTCGGACGGTGGCCGAACTCTGCGCTGGGCCATCGGCGAGACCGTGCACGAAATCAAAACGGCCGTTGTCTTGGATGCTGGCGTCTGGAAAGAGGGTACGGCCTATGTCGCTGGCGACGGCGTCACCATGGGCGGCTCGTTCTTCATCGC